ACCTATTTATATTATATTATATTATATTATATTAAATTAAATACTTATCTCTTATTAACTACTATTCTATGATTAAACCTATAGTTCAACCAAAGTAGGTTGAATCGTAGAACTATAGCTATTTTCATCCTGATTCTTTTAATGATGGAATTATTTAATGACTAAAAAATTGAGGAATAAAATGAAATTACAAGACATTGTAAAGACCCTGCATCAAGTATCGAGATTGAGAATGCCAGAACATCAATTAGCTGCGAGAATTCTTGATGTTGGGATTAAAGACTCGATTAGAATTGATTTCTACAGACGTGAGCACCACCGGGAATATGATTCTGCAAATTTATGGATAAAGTCGCATGATAAATCTCATGTTTTTGACTTCGAGAACATCTGTGAATACTTATCTATTCCGCCCGATATACTCAGAGATTTAATCAAGAATGATCCTGACCGTTTTCGTGATCGAGTAATATAGCAATAATTTTGTCGAGTTTTCGAATCACCTCGGGTTTCAGCTTACCTAAAACCGCATCCATTAGGTATTGCTTTTTACTGATACCCAGCTTGTCTGCCTCCTCTTTTAATAGCTCGTTAAAATCATCGGGAAACCGAGCTGTGAAATTCACGTTCTGTTGTATCCTTGCCATATGCTCCTTAAATAACCCGTGGTTCAATCTTGGTTCCTAGCCTAGCTCTTTCTACTAGGAAGCTATAAAGATTGAACCACGGGTCTGTTCTGCTCGTTTATTAAGATGTTGGAACCATCAGTGCTAATATTTGTGATAATTGCAGTAAATAAAGTATTCCGCATCCAGCTAGTGCTGAAATTAGAAAGAATGTTAGTTTTTCAAGTGTTGATAGAGTGTTCATTTTAGTATTTCCTAATCAGAGCGTTTAGTTGTCCTTTATCTTCTAGTGTGTGGTTTTCCAGTCTTGCTCGTTTTTTTCCTCGGTTCACTTCTTTTAGATATGAAGTGGAGCCAATTACTACTGTATCACTTATTTTTACTCCGCAACTTGTGCTCCCAAGCGCTGCCAATACGATTGAGGCTTTGATATAATCCCGTACTTTATAGCTCATGATTTTATTCCTTATTTTATAACCATATTAACTACCAAAAACGTGATACAACTTGCTAATACAAATGTCATTATGCTAATATCACTCATAGTTATTTCCTTATTGGTTCCCCCGGCAGTCCCCTGCTAGAGGGGATTGTCGGGGTTTATTCATTTTGATGTATTGAACATTCGTTTGGTTCTTTTTTATTTATAATCAAGTATTTCAGCGTATAGATTCTTTGCTTTCGTTTTGTCGTCTAATCTCATAGGTATAATAAAACCAATGGATTGATCATTCATTGATGCGAGCACCGGTTTATATTGGTCTTTACTATCAAATTGCAGAGTCACACCAACACCAATGTTTTTCAGTTTTGTCCTGCCAGTCCTTTCATCCAACGCCTTACATAATTGATATAGCTTATTAATATCAATCGTTATAGATGCGGTGGCACCTTGTTCTGCATCTATCACTTGCCTATAGTCCGGGAACTTTATTTTTCCGTTATTTATTGCTGTATTTTTAGGGTTAATAGTTCCGCATAACTGCTTTTCTCCTAGTTCCTGATATAATTCAAGGCCGAATCCTTTTGAGTTAAATTGTGTTGCGTTATTAAATTGGATATTAGTATTCTTTGGTTCCGTTTCTTCTGTTTTTCGTATTGCTAAGATGTCTCCATCGGTAGCTATTGCAATTTTATCTTCGAATTGCACTCCGGTCAGATTATATTTAGTAGCATCTAACGATGATGCGAATTGTAGTCGTTGTATTTCTTTAGTTATTTCGTATTTTACCATTTTTATTGCCTCTTTATTTTGATGTACTGAACGTTCGTTTGGTTCTTTATCATTAAATCTTTCAGGAGCTTTTAGATCCGCAATCTGCTTTATTTATAATCAGGTATAGTAATAATAGTTTTTATTATCCTTTGATTTACCTATCCTACCGCCGAAGTTTTCATTCCATTCTGAGAATCCTTCAGTTTTTTCATATCTTAGGTATTCCCTTAAATCCCCGCTAACCATTTGAAGAATTAGTGCATTTGTTTCGTTTAAACCCCATTCTTCTATTTCCGATTCCTCCCATGCACCAAATTCTTTTAGATAATCTTTACATGTTCGCAGCTCTTCTTTGTTTTTGATTAAACAAATGTCTGACTTGAGAGCATTCTCCCACGTTATTCTTCCGGCATTTTGCCCTATTTCCGCAGGAGATGCGCTGAATTGCATTAGGTCTATATCTATTAATTCAGTAATGTTTATTTCCATTTTATTCACCTATTTAGTTAGTTATTAATTTACCCCTCAAACCCGGACTTTCTCAGAGTCCAGGTAAAAGCAGAAAACTATCTAATTACTCAACAATGCAACCACGAATAATACACACGTAACTACGTGTAGGAATCTCAGGTACCCACTGGTAGCACACGCAAGAGCGCGTTCCCTGTCTGACAGTGATTGAAGATTATTCTGATTTCTCATAATTTCTACTCCTCATTGATTACCTATCTACTACTATACACCAACGTACATAGATTGCAACAATAAAATACAAGCCGCTAAAAATAACTACCAACTGCTCCACAATCTACCTGGTAAGAAATATATTGACCGAAGATTTCCCTCATGATAAGGATATACACGATTAAAAGGCTGTCTTATCTATTGCATGAGTAGCTACCCGTTCATTTAAAACCAGCATCTTTTTAGTAAGCTATCAGTGCGCGAATGTGGTGATATGTCAGTTATGCAATTCCTACACACTCACCCTCACCCCGTCTTCAGGACAATTCAGATGTTTCTAATGGTAAAATAAGCTTCTCAGGCTCTCAGCATTGAGTTTGCTTTTCCTGATAGATTTCAAACACTTACCCACGTTAATCCGCATCTTTCTTATCAGAAACCGGGGAACAGGAAAGGAGTAGCGCGTGAAACGCGTCTGTGTTTGTTCTAATCAGCAAACTACACACGAAGTGTGACATCTTTTGTCTTTAAACTAACAAACTACAGGCGATAGCCTGACTACCTTAATACCAATGATACTAATACCACTATGATACACCCCCCCCTATGGGGTGGGAAGAATCCGGTTGGGGGTATAGTACTCGATCCCGAATTTTACCCAAGTATTTCCTTTCCGAGTATTATTATATTAATTATATCTAAGAATATTACTTGATTAAACGGGGATGGGTATGTCCATATAGTGAATATGAGCAGAGGAAGATTAAAGTCACCTACGGAAGTGGGGAACAAGGAAGGTGTGGTGAGGAAGGCCGAGGCTATGTTGGGGATAACGGAGGATGAGGAGGCGAAGAGGGAGGCGGTAAGGTTGAGGAATGGTTCTTTATATGACTCGGAGATAGCGGTGTTGAGTGATTTCTATCCTAGGAAGTCGAGAGATGCTGCTGAGGGGATGTTAAGAGCGTTAATTGCGTATGCGGGGAGTTATTTTAGTTGGAAGAAGGTGATTGATGAGGGGGTTGTGTGTGGAAGAACGTTGCAGAGGTATTTGCAGGATGACGTATTTAGGGAGAAGTGTGACAAGTGCGGGCATGTGATGGCTCAGTTAGCTATTAGCACGTATCACCAAGCGATGTTTGAGGCTCCGTGGAGTGAGAGGATCAAGGCAGCGGATCGGGTATTAGCTGCGTATCATCCTGAGAAGTATGATGGGAGGGTAAGGGCTGAGGTGTATAAGGCGAAGGTGGCGTTAAGGGGGGATATCTTGGGGGATTTGAGGAAAGCGGCGGAGGGGAATATTGTAGATATTAGTAAGAAGCCCATTGAGTATAATGATGAAGAGCTTAAGAAGATTGAAGGAACTGTTGAAGGAGGGAAGAAGGATGCCAATGGAAGCCAGGAGCAAGCTTCGCTTGATCCTGTATTCGAAACTATCAATAAAGAAGGAGGAAAGAAAGATGCCAATGACGGAGCAGAGCAAAGCATTTGCGAAGAAGAATTTAAAGCCATCGGAGCCGAGGGGGATGAGCGAGAAGGAGTTTCTGGAGGGGGTGAAGGAGAACGCGAAGAAGTTCTTTAAGTTCAAGGTGGATAAGCCAAAGTCGCTTGAGCCTCATAGATTGAAGGCGAGGGTGGTTAAGTTCTTACTGGCTTATGATTACTGGCCTGATGGAAAGGGGCATAAGAATATTAGTGAGATTTGTAATGTGGATCGGTTGGCTGATGAGTTATGTGAGATTGAGCCGAAGCCGATATTGGCTACGCACAAAGATATGGAAGCTGCGTTTGGAATGCAGAAGGCTGAACTTCAAGCTAAGCTTGCAACGCAAGATATAAAAAGGGGCCGTGGGCGACCGAGAAAGATTGAGGAACCTAGCGGCGGAGAGTCGGTCAAAGTCGATGACTCCCAAGCAGTTGCGGGAAGCGATTCAGTGCTCTCTTCATAGAGACTTTAGACCTTTTCCTGCTCAGGTTGAAGTGGCGCGTGCTGTATTTGTTCGTGGGTGCAGAGTTATTTTTTTGAGGTGCGGTAGGGGGTGGAGCAAGACCACGACTGCTGTGTGGATAGCGAGTAAGTTTGCATTGGAGAAGCAGGGAAGTTTTGTATTGCATTTAATGCCTCAGTTAAAGCAGGTGAGGAAGAATGTATGGCGAAGGAAGTTATATGAGAAGTTCATAATTCCTGAGTTCATAAAGAAGAAGAATGATGCAGATACGTATTTCGAGTTATTCCATGGCAGTCATATTGAGTTAGACGGTAGTGATAATTTCGACGCCCATCGAGGATTGATTGATCTTGACTTAGTGATTGCGGATGAGTATGCGGATTTTAGTCCAGAGTGGATAGATGTGATGTTTCCTAATGTGGGTAAGAGCGGGGGCACTATTCTTTTTCTGGGCACTCCTCCGAGGTTTCCTAAATTGATGAATGGGAAGGACCATCATTACGTATTGTGGGACAGGCAGTGTCGGGCGTGGATGAAGAGAGATCCTAGTAAGTTCTTCTGGTCGCATTTACCTACAAGTTCTAATCCTTATTATTCTAAACAATTTCTAATAGATGAGAAGTATAGACTTGAATCAATTGGGATGGGCTATCGGTATGAGCGGGAGTATTTAGCTAATATTGTAATTGGTTCTTCTAGGGTTATTTTCAAAACGTTTTCAGAAGCAAAGCATATGGTTCCGCATGAGGACTTAATGAACAGGTTGTGGGAAATGGGAGATGACTTTGAGTATTATGCGATATGCGATCCGGGAACCACTACTAGTGCTTTTGCAGTGCTTTTCATGGCCGTTGATACTAAGCATTCTCGGGTAGCTTTTTTAGATGAGATTTATGAGACGGATCAGGCGAATAAGACGGTTAAGAATATCGTTTCGGGAATGGAAGAGGCTTGTAATGACCTTACTCCCGGCAAGCCTTTAGGGGCGTGGAACGTATATTATGATAATGCTGCTGCTTGGTTTGGGGCTGAGGTGAGCAATAACTATGAGTATTCGTTTATTCCCACTGTTAAGAGGGTGGGGGATAAGGAGGATGGGATTGGATTATTGCAAGAGGTGTTTAAGAAAGAGGGAAAGATTGTTAGTGATAGGTGTGAGAACTTTGCTTTAGAGCTGATTAATTACAGGACTGACGACAAAGGAAGATTGATTAAAGACGCTGACCATTTGATTGATGCTGCAAGGTATGGATTAAATGCTTCTGGTTTTCAGCTTGAGGGGAAAGTGGTTGAGGGGCAGGAATTTTTGGAACTTGATACGCCTTGGGACAGAATGATTAAGAGAGTGGAAGGAGAGACCAGTGGACAAGATTGGACAAGAGGAATCATTAACATCCATTAGGATTGAGGTTGCTGAGTTAAGAGGAAGAGTGGAGGAGCTTAGTAAGTTTGTTATGCATAAAGACATTCCTGGGCACGCTCCAGGGGGCCTAGCTTCTCCGACCTTCGGGGCCGCTGTTCCGTCCTTTGCTACTACTGAATCGATAGCTGCCCAAATGGCCGAGGAAGGGAATAAGGAAGAGGATTTATTGTCTAAGGAATTTTTAAGCTCAGTATATTTAATTAAGGATAATCCTAATGGCTGATATTTTAGATTTAGAGACATTCGGTGGTTCTCAGTTTGGAAAAACAAATCCTCCTCTTTGGACTGTTAAGCACAAGAAGGGAAAGGATAAGAATTATTTAGAGTGGTTAAAGAATGAATACAACCAAAGGATGGTGGATAATGCGAGACGAGCAAGTGTTCAGTTTCGTAATTCTCTTTTATATGAGGGCTTGCAGTATACTGGAATGTTTTCAAGCATTAGGGGAGATGAGGCCCTCATGCCCTCTACGTTGCCGAAGGGGTTTAGTCCTGTAAATGTGAATGAGTTGTTTGATACTGTCCAACAGAGAAGCGCAAAGTTATCTCAATTTAATATCACAACGATTCCGATTCCTCATTCGAATGAGCATAGTGACAGGGAAGGGGCGAAAGTTGTTGAGCAGTTATTTGAAACGATTAAATATAATAATAATATGCGAAGGTTGTATCGGGAGATGGTGGAGGACGCTGTTGTTTTTGCGTATTCTTTTATTCTCACGTTATGGGATAAAGATAGAAGTAATATTGACGAGAGGTGGTTAGCGGCGAAGAAGAAAGCGGGGGACAAGAAGTTTAAGATAGAATTAGAAGGGGAGGTTTACAATCAAGATGAGCCTAGAAGGATTGGCGATATTAGGTATAGCAGGCCTTTACCTTGGTCTGTTATTTTGGATGATGGCGGATTAGGGCCCGAAGACTGTATGCATATGATATTGCCCAAGTGGGTGCATATAGATGAAGTGAAATTTGATTATCCTAAGCTTGCGAGTAAGATTACTGCTGAAAGCAATGCGATGTATTTTGACGTAGATACGTATTCATCGAGGAAGTTAGCGGATCATGTGTTGGTGCTTGAGGTGTTTGCAAGGAATTCCAGGTTTTTAAATGATGGTTTGTATTTCAAGGCCACACCAAGTGTTATGCTGGAGCCTCCGACGGAGAGTCCTTACCCTAGATTTGAAGCAAGTCCTTGGGGGAATCTTCCTATTGAGTGGTTGACTGATATTGACCTTAGAAGGAAGTTCTATCCGATAAGTTCTTTTCAGATTCTAGGGCCATTACAGCACTTAGAGAATCAGATTTTCTCTAAGTTCAAAGAGAATATTATGTTAAACATGCATCCTAAGATGCTTATTCCAAAGCAGAGTGGGATGCAGCAGGTGCTTGCAAACTCAGCAATGAATTATATTTACAATGCTCCTTTCAAGCCTGAGTTAATGAGCATGAATTCCATTCCACCGGAAGGATTTAAGATTGCTGAATTAGTTGCAGGAAAGATTACACAACTGCAAGGGCTTCAAGGAATTTCGAAAGGGGAGATAGGTCCTAATATTAGAAGCGGAAAGCAGATTAGTTTATTACAAGAGCTTGAGAGTGTAAGAAGCACGCCCGTTACACAAAAGAAAAATGATTTAGTTGTTGCGGTCGACAAAAAGACTCTTTCTATTATTGGCAAGTTTTACAGAGAGAATGATAAGAGGCTGTTATTTATCTTAGGGAAGGACAAGAAGTTTTTGGTGGAGAGTTTCAAGCATAGTGTGTTGAATAAGAGTTATGATGTAAGGATGTTGCAGGCTGATGCGTTCCCTGAGAGCCCTAGCGCAAGGTTAGAGGTGATTGATAACTTAACGCAGAATCCTAATTTCTTTTCTCTTCTTGAGCCTGAGCAGTGGGCGCAGATTGCGGATCTAAAAGCTCCTGAAAGATTTAATGATATTGTGACTGTATCGGTGAATAAGGCTGAGTGGGAGAACGTTCAGTTCATTGAGGGAAAAACTCCACCGTTGCCGACGGACGAGGATGATCATATTATTCATTGGAGGGTATTGATGACTGTCATGCGGGGGCAGAACTTTCTTAAGTTCTCGAAGAAGGTTCAAGAGGCAATGCGGGATCATTTATTGGTGCATGAGGATATTATGATGAGAACGTTAAGGGTGCATCAGAATCCTGTTTATGCAGAGAAGCTTGCCAAGCTGGAAGCCTTTCCCGTTAGCTTTACGAATCCAGATCCAGAATTATCAGCAGAGCAACAAGCACAAGCGCAGCAAGCGCAAGCACCACAAGCACCACAGACGGGAGGACAATAAATGACAGAAGAAGCAGGGGCAGAAGAGCTACAGGAAGAGAAAGCTGAAGAAAAGCAAGCGCAAGAAGAAAGCACTGAAGCCGATTGGGTGGAAGCAGAGGAAGATGACTTGCTTCCTAAGAGCTATCGAGAGGCTATTAAAAATGCAGGACGAAATCATAGCGAAGAAGAAAAGAAAGAAGAAGGTCAGGCAGATGAAGAAGTCCTCGACCTTACGCCGGGAAAAGAAGCGACTGAGGCTGAAGATGAAAAGACAGAAGAAGCTGAGTATGTCGATCTCGGAGAAGGGAAAAAAGCCCTTAAATCAGAGGTTATTGAAGCCTTTAACAAGCTTGATACCCGCTATGGAACGCTAGGCCAGCAAGAAGAGGCTTTAAAGCAGAAACTTGCTGAGTTTAGTGAGAATAAGAAGCAGGTTGATCAACAATACAAGATTGCAGGTGATTTTCTTTCTTCTTTGACTAAGAGTGTTCAGAGCGGAGATCCGAATGGCCTGATTGAGCTTCTTGCTTCTTATACTGACGTAGATGAAGAGGAATTTGCTAAAAATCTCTATACCTCCGTCCTGGAAGAGGCTCAGAAACGAGAAGAGATGACCGATGAGGAATATCAGGCCCTTCGGGAAATAAAGTCTACAAAAAGACAGCAGAAATCCCTAGAAGCCGAAAGGGCTGAGATTGAGAAGCAGAAACAAGCTTTATTAGATCAACAGAATCAAACTCAGCTTTACAATGAATCCATGACAGCTATTTCTCAAAGCGGCTATTCTCAGCAGCAATTAGAAGCTGCTTGGGGGGACTTAGAGACCTTGGCTACCCAAGGAAAGCTCACACAGGCCCATGTTGATACCCTGAAGGCCACAGAAGGGGCAGGGAGAGTTAGTGAGGCGGCTAAATTTATACAAGCAAGAGAAAATGTATTAAGAGTTGACAAAGTTCTTGATTCTGTGGATAGTGAATTAAAGAAGGATACCAAACTGGTCAACTACCTAGATGGTTTACTTAATATTAAGATGCCATTTTCTGTTAGCGACGAAGATTTGGTAGAAATAGCGAAAGGCTATAAGCCTTCATTGGAAGGCGCAAAGCCCGGTTCTAATGGGATTGGGAAGGATCAAGAAGCCAAGCCTTCAGAAGCGGCCCCGACGGAAGAAAAGAAAGAAGATAATTCTGCCGGGACTAATAACGAAGAGGGGCGGGTAAAGCCCAAACCAGATGATCCAAGCACTTGGAAGCCGATCTCAGCTAAAGAGCTGATGGACCGCTACTAAGAAAGAAAGAAAGCTAGTAGGCCCTGACTATCCTGGCCGGGACTGAAAAAGAAGAATCATTCTCATTCATTTTTTAATGGAGATTTTCCCTCATGGCAATTACCTACCAAGGTGCTGCGAATTTTGCTAATACGACCAGTGATTATTTTCTTCAGGTCTATGATAATTCCAGCAAAGATATTTACGACTCGACATTCCCTTATTTGTCGATGGTCAAGAAAACCCACAATCACGTTGGTAATCAGTTTGAAGCATTGTTTTCATTGTCCCTTGCGGGCGGAACTGGCTCTGGCGTTCTTCCTGAGCCTACTCAGCATCAAACAAAGAGAGTAAAGATTGGCCGGAAGTCTATGTATTACAGGCAGAAGGTTGACCGGCAAACTCTTATGGCCGGTGTTGGTGATGGTGTTTTTGAGGACATGGCTGCATTGATGGCAAAACGCGGTCCTCTTAGCTTTTCCTGGAATATGGAAAGAGCTATGTGGGCGCCTCATGCCATTGATGGCTCAAGTAATGTAGTTGGGTCAGGAAAGCTTGGAACCATTACTGCTGTTTCTGGAACTAATCCCTATACTCTGACTATTGCTAATGACTGGCTTACGGCTCGTTACGAAGTGGGCAGCTTGGTTAATATTAAAACCGGGAACACTGCTCAGTTTGAAATCCAGAGTATTCTTCCTGATTCCACTCAAATCACTGTTGAGCGCATTGGTGGAAGTCAGGTTCCTGCCGGCACGGATGAAATATTCATGCAGGGCTCTGAGGACAACGATCCGATTGGTGTTTACGGAGCTGCTGAACTTGCGAGTGGCGAATCTATTTACACACAAGCTCACGCTTGGAGATGGCAGCCAACCAGACTTAATGCAAACTCGGCTGGTATTACTACCGAGCTTATTGATGAGTTGGTGCATGGCATGGTTGATATGGCCGGGAGAGAAGCAGCCCCAACGCATCTATGGTGTCATTCCACTCAGTGGCGGAAAATTGCTGCCCAGATGGAAGATACGAAAGATATTCAGATGATTCCGCCTCGGAGAAAGGTCGAGGGAGTGCTTGGGTTTTCTTCCCTCAGCTATAAACATCCTTACGGGGAAGCCCCGATAATGGTAAGTAATTTCATTCCAAAGGATGATTTAATTGCTATTCGGATGTCTAAAGCAGAGATTATGCATGCCCCTGGATTTGGCTGGATGAAAGACACTGCTGGCACTATTTGGTTTCCGTATCAAGAGGAAGATGCTTTACAAGGTCGCTACGGCGGATATATGGAGCATGTTTTGCCGCCTGCTTATGTTGCGCAGCTTCATACTCTTGCTACATAAGAAGAAAGAGATTTCTCGTTGATTGCTCATTTTCCCTTGCGGAGCTTTGTTTGGTGGCTCTGCTCCGCAAGGTTTTTTTTCTCACTGAAGTTCGTTTTCTCACTGAAGTTCGTTTTACTCGCGGCTCGTTAAAATAAGGAGAGCTTAAATATGCGTCGTCCAATAAGAAGTCCTTTACTTGGTATCCGAGTAATTGCATTAAAAGTTAATATTGATACGAACACGGCAACAAGTTCTGTCTTGATTGGGAATGATGATATTAAATCCATTTCCTATGTCTCGACAGGAATTCTTGATGTTACTTTCTTTCATCCCTTTTTCGAAACCCCGATAGTTCTTGGTAATTCCATTACGTTAGCTGAACGGGCTTGTGGATTAAGAGGAGCTAATACGACTCGCACTGGAGCAAGGTTCACTCTTACTGACGCAGCCGGAACTGCTACTGACGGAGATGCTTATTTCTTAATCATTGGAAGAGACTCCCAGTTTACAGATGCCTTTAATAAGCGAGTTGCTGATGTTAAGGGAACAAGAGTTAATCCGAGGGAGCTGTTGTTCCACGTAGATGGAACCGGAACTGCTGCAATCATAAATGGTAAGTATGATGCCACGTTAACTGATAACGGCACAGGCAATTACACCCTTACTTTTGATACCAATTTTTCTTCCGTTCCCATTGTAGTTGGATGCGCAACCGGAACTGAAGCGAGTCTTGCGGTCACTGCTGCTTCTGTTTCTTCAGTCACGGTTAAAACCACTGACGCTGGAGGCAATGCTGCTGATACTGATTTTTATTTATGGGTTAAGGGATGGGATTCAACGAGTGAGCATGGAAGACTGCGAAGAACGTTAAAAAGCACGCAGCGGAGATGCGGCTTGCTTCCTTTTCAGATTACTTATGCAGCGGGGGTTCCTTCAGCAACGCTAGGAACAAAACTCGCGGCATCTGTTGATGATGATGGGACAGGTAACTTCGGTGTTAACTTTGCTCATTTATGGAAGCGAGCTGATTCAGTAGCCATTGCCTGTGCAAGTCAAGTTGCAGGAAGCTTTGCACACGTTGTGGCGAGCGCCACGAGTGCGGAGGTGGATGTGGTAGACAATGGCGGAACTGCTCAAGATGAATCTGTGGACTTAGTTGTTTTTACTTTCGACACCCCCGACCAGACTTAAGGATGAAACATGAATAACGGATGCACACGAAGGATTGAAGTATATAGCGCGGCTGGAATCACAGCTTCGGCGGATACTGCAAGGATTGCCATTCCTTCCGGAGTTTCTAATTTCTACATAAAGACAACGTTAACCGAGACGGCTGCGGGCGGTGTTACTGTCACGCTTAAAGGGAATGAACTAGATTCCATTACAGATGCTTTTACGATAGATACCTTAGGGGGAGCGCAGACCGGAGATAATGTAGACCGGGCATTTCGAGCAGCTTTAAGCACAGTGAATCAAGAAGTTCTTCCTCAGTGGGTATATCTGAATATTGCGAGCATTACTGGAACGTGGACTATTCTTTGTGAGATTTGGTATGGGCGATTAGGGAACTAGGTAAAGGCTATGCAGAATACTATTGATGCGCTTAGCACAATTGGAAGCGGGCAAAAGAATGTTACGACAGCAGGAACTCAATTAGTTCTTGCAGGTAATGTGAAATGCGGAACTGTTGTGATTAAAGCTCTCGCAGCTAATACCGGAAAAATTTACGTAGGGGATTCTACAGTGAGCAGCACGACTGGATTTATCCTAGATGCAGGAGAAACGATTTCTTTTGACATTGATAATCTATCGGATATTTATATTGATAGTTCAGTTAACGGAGAGGGCGTGAGTTATGTTTATCTTGCTTAGAGAGGGATGTTATGTCTAGGGCATTTGCATCAAGCGCAGGAGGCGGCGGAGGGTTGTCCGTTTTTGACTGGACAACAACGGAGCAGACCTATCCACATTGGACTTATAGGGGGGCAGTTGTTTATGCAAAGCTAGTTGCTGCGACATTACCAAACGCCACATCAACTTTTACAAACCACAGCATCACCAACCTTGATTTAGTGCTTGATTATTGGGGGGAGTTTTCGGATGGGACTAACGCAAGAAAGATTCCTTATATTAGTTCGTCTATTACCAGTAGCATAGATATGTTTGTCAATAAAACGCAATTTCGTTTAAACACTGCCACGGATTGGTCGGCTTATTCGGGGCATATTTTTCTTTTATACACAAAGACTGCATAGGGATCATAATGTGGCAGCAAGGACACCTGGAAATAGTAGCTTATGTTCTAAAGTTGTGCTCCTCGGGATTGCTTCTATTGTCGGTATTGCTGGCTGGGCAACTGCTACTCTCTTTGAGCAGTCGACGGAAAGAACAAGAGAAATCAAAACCGTTCTTGAGAGCGTTAAAAGCATCGCGGACCATGCAGAAGCAAAGTCAAAATGGAATGAATGGCAGTTACGACAAATTAACAACAGACTCAAAGAAATTGAGCGCAAGATAAACCAAGGAATCAAGTAAAACATGTCTAAGAGTTTTTTAGATGGAATTGGAGATTTTTTTAGCAGCGCGGCTGGAGCATTTACGCAGCCGAAGGGCACTTCTGCTGCTAATGGGACTGAGCCTAACTTCCTTGGCGATTTAGTATTAGCCTCTGCCCCTTCCGTTCTTAGCGGCTTTGGCTCAGGTCTTGGGGCTTCTGCCACTGCTGATAGTAATCTTGCTTCCACTCAGCTATTAGTAGATCAAAGGGCACAAGAGGCATCGGACAAATTAGAATTCTTAAGAGACAAGTTATCTGCGACTGTGGCAGAAGGAGCGAAGGACAGGGGATTAAAAAAGAAACTAAAAAAGCAGGAGCTTATTCAAAATGCTTTTTTCAAACTTGCTAATGCCGCGCAACAGGGAAGACTTGCAGAGTCTAATGCTCTAACGAATTTTGCTTCCCTAACGCAAGGGCCATTACTAAGAGTGGGACAGGGACAAGGAGGGAGATTCTAATATGCCTATTCTCACCACATCTCAGAATGTATTAGGTAATCAGCCGGGACTTGGCGGCCTTACGCCTGAGCAATTGCAGATTCTTCAGAACCAAAGACAGCAGGTTTCTAATACGAGTGTTCCTGGTCCCGTGGGGCAGGCAAACATGCCGCAGATTCTCAAACAACAAGCAGTGGACCAGCTAAACGCTCCTCAGCAGACGCCTATAATGAACCCCGCTGCTCAAGAGCTCCAAGGTCCTAACCCCGCACAGATAGCGGGAGGTGTTACTGGGTCCGTAGGGGGGCATGCTCTTCTGAACGCTGGAGCCAATGCGCTGTCTAGTTCTACGCCGGCCGCGGCTCCAGCCGCTCTCTCGACGCCCTTTGAGGTAAATGCTGCTGGACAGATCGTAGCACCAGGAGCCGCTGCCCCCGCTGCCGGGACTGCCGCAGGTTCAAGTGCCATTGGAGCTTTTGCTGCAGCGAATCCTGCTTTAGCTATTCCCGCAGCCGCAGCAGGGGAGCTTGCTTTAAATGAATTTGCTTTCAAACCTGCCGGAAAAGCTGTCTTAGGAGATAAGTTTGATAACGCAGGGGCTAATATAGGGAATCTTATTTTGCCTGGTGGTCCGGGTGCTCTTGCAGGTGGAGCTATTGGAGGCTTATTCGGCGGCAAGAAAGGCAAGGACCAAAAAAGGAGAGACGGCCTTAGAGATAACCTGGAAGAATCGGGGTTTGCTTTCAAGGGGCTTGATGGAAGCCATCGAATTGAATTGGCTGATGGATCTCTTTTTAATATTGGCCTAGACGGAGGAGCAAGAATAACTAATGATAAAGGAGAGAAGAGACAGGTCTTTGATGTAGATTTGTCTGACCCAGAGGCAAGGAATGTGGTAGGATTGGTTAATCCTCTTGCGACGGTAGTTGTTGGGGGAGATGGAAAGCTCAGGAGTGATTTTGCCGGGTATCTTACTAATGCCTCACTTTCCTCGGGGGATACGGTAGCGAATATTCGCAAGTTTTATTTAGGGCTTCTTAAAGACAAAGAAGGAAACCCGATAACGGATGTCGGGCAGGCGAGAGATATTTACAGAAACCAGATTGAAAAGCTGCGCAACGACAAAACGATTTCAGACGGAGAAGCCGATGCAGCAGCAGCGAGCTTGGACAGATTGTTTCTTACGAACGATCCTTTAACTGCTCCCGGTTCAGAGGGCGGAGGGACTCCGGTAATTCCGGCGGTAGATGAAAAGAGGCTTGTTTAATTATGAAAGGAGAAGAAAGAAAGATGAAACATAAAATGTCGTTATTTATTGGTGGCCTGCTTGCTGTTCTAACGCTTGTCATTGCATTGAATTACGTAACTATCGCTGAAGCTCTTACTGACGTTGTGCTTTGGAAGAACAAAGAGTTTCAGATGTTGGGAACAAGTTCTTTGTATAATGCGGGTAATACCACACTTGTCGGAACATTGGCTGTTACGGGAGCTTCTACCCTAACAGGGAATACAGCTGTTACTGGAACGCTTGGCGTTACAGGAGCAACAACTACTGCTGCGATTGCAGCGAGTGGTGCTATTACTTCGAGTGTGAATGATATGGGATGGGCTGTAGTAGCTGGAGCTGACACAGCTTGCACAACTACTTGCACATTTGCTTGCTTGTTTGGAGTGAACACTGCTTCTGCAACTGCTGATATTGTTAACTGTGCTGATGCTACTGCTGATGAATGCCTTTGTGCTGGAGCTAGCTAGACTATGCCAAGCTTCGAAGAATATACCCGCTTGCTCCGACTGGGTCATTTCCAGTCGGAGCTTAGTGAGATACTTAGGGCGCAGGGTGATTTCATCGCGAGGACCGGTGAGCGTTTGCTGGACGAAGAAGAAGATGAGGAAGAGGATAAGACAGAGAAGAAGGATGATAAAGAAGAAAAGAAGTCTCTTCCTTCTTCTATGCCTGAGAAGATTAAAACTATTCTCATTAAGAAATTAAATACCGGGTAGCTATGAATGAAATACGTGGCGGATCTAATTACGAGAGTTCGGGAACACACTCTCAATACCGGCAATACTGCTACGAGCGGAATTCTGGACTCTCATTTTCTTAATTACCTTAATGACGCTCAAGACCGCCTAGTAAGTCTCATACATCAAACTGGTTCAAATCTATTTGAAACCCAAACGGAAATTAGTTTAGTAGGTGCTCAAAGAACCTATTCAATTCCCGTTGCCGCTGTCTTAAAGAACAGAGTTAAGCTTGTTGAGATTTCTTCTACGGGGAACGTGAAAGACTATGTTCCCTTAAGAAAGGAAAGCTTCAGACAACTTATTAACGACCAGATTGACTTTCCTGTTTCCTATTCTCTTGTAAACGGAAGCATTTACCTAAGCCCCGTTCCTCAAACATCTACCGGGAAGATACGAGTTACTTACACAAGAAGGCTTGATGCGTTAGACATTAGGAGAGGATCGGTCGCGAGTAAGACTGATTCAGGAACGCAAATAACAGCATTAACATTAAATACATCTGATGACGATACAACCGCTCTTGCTGCAAGCACTTATCTTTGTGTTTGCGATAGGGATGGAGCGGTCACGATGTATAATCTTCGTTACGATTCCTATAACAGCACTACCGGAGTTGTGACATTAACTGGAGCTGCTTTTACCTATGCCACTGGAGAGACAATAGCGGTTGGTGATTTCGTAACCACTCAGCCATATTCCACAACTCATTCTGACTTAGACGATTTAGCTGAAAGATATTTAGTTAAGTATGCAGTAATGGAGATTCTTTCGATAGAAGATTCCAGTGCCGACTTTGCACAAGCGCAGCAGATTTTAAATGCCATGGAGCAGGAATTAGTTGCTGCATATCATCCTGATGGAGATGATTTCTTAGCCCCTTTGATTTTTGATAGCTTTTTTAGATAAAAGGAACTATGGCAGGGCCGTATGTCATTACAAAGCACTACGGAGAGCTAATGGGGCTTGATGCTCGTTCGAATAGCATCACGCTAAAGCCTACTATGGCTTCTGTTCTTAAAAATGTGCAATATCACATTACCCCAGGGGGCGAGATCCTCGGATGTCGCAAAGGTAATAAAGCTCATGCCCATCTTGATAAAGGAAAGGTGGGCAATCCTGGATTATTTATTTTCCAAGGAACTAATGAATTGATTTCAATTGGAGGGGCTGCTGCTACTGGAGTTATTCAGAAACTAGTTAAGACTACTGTCGTTCTTGATTACGATGACACAAGAGATGCCGGAAACACGAATTATGAAGATTTGGATCTACGAATCGTAACACAATCCCCAGATATACGTTTCCAGGTATTGGCTTCTGATATATCTCAAGAATTTAATTTAGCAGACATAGACTGCAATACTGGATTCGAGACATCCCCAGAACTTCTAAGTGCAACAAAAGTCACAGTAGACGCTTTGACTGACATGCTTCTTACTATCACAGATAGCGGAGCTACTGGATTCCCTACGGCATTTCTCGATCAGGTCATAGAAGCCGTAACGACAGTGGCAGGAGCACAGAAAACAATAACGGTCAACTATTGGTATCCGTCAGACATAGAGAAAAGAACTTTTGCCTTCGATGGGACTAAATTGCCGGTTTATTCGGCCGTGGTAATCCCTCCTAATCAAACAGCAGAAAAAGCAATTCTTTTTCTTGCCGGAGGAGGAAGTGCAAACCTTGCTAAGTTCGACGGGGATCAGTTAGTAAGAATAGGCGCACCGAAGCCTGATAACTTCTCTTCTGTAACCACAAACGGCGCAGGTAATGTTGACACCGGAACGCATGAGTGGATTTGCACTATCGTTACCAAGGATGCATTAGGGAATAGGGTTGAGAGCGAGCCTAATGATCTGACATCACTGACGGTTACTTCGAACAAGGTAAGTGTTTCTACGATTCTTAGTGGAATGTCTGCCGCTGGCTACAATGACGGTTATGGACTGGCGAGTAGCAACCAAACTGGAGTTACTACTATAAACTGCCTTGCCGCTGGTGGGACTGCTCCCACTCTAAAAAAGGGAGATACGGCATATTTCTTAGACAGGTCTACAAACCTAATGGCCGAGAGGAGTATCACGGCAGTTACGGCAACGAGTATCACCATCGCTGGGGCATCTGTGAATGTTAATAACAGCGATCCTATTAGCGCAAACGTAAGAATTGCTCTTTATCGAACAAGGGTGGGCGGGACAAGTTTTCTTTTAACCGGGGAGATTGCAGCAAAACCGGCTGAGTATCCATTTGGGAAGACTCTAACTAACCTTGTTCTTACCGATAATGTTGCCGATGCGGATCTTGGTCCTGAGTATTTATTCCCTATAGAACTTCATACTTCATTAGGGAATATAAACCCAAAGTCAATTGCATCCCATCAAGGTTCTTTAGTTGTTGGGGGGAAAGACCAAACTGCGAGTTCTCTTGGTCCTGGATTAGTTTGGTATAGTGACGCTGCCGGTCCTGAAATATTTCCGGCGTTAAATAACTTTGCTGTTAATCCTGAACATCCGGGGGATATTTCAGGACTTGCCTCAGTCGCGGGTATTCTTTATGTGTTCAAACCTAGCTCTATTGATCGTGTTTTTGGGAGTTTGGCGAGTGATACCTTCGAAGTTTTTCCTCTTAGCCGGGAGGTGGGGTGTGTTGCTCAGGGAACGATTAAGACATTACAGGATGGGGTTCTCTTCCTTTCTAAGAGCAGTGTTTTTTTTCTTTCTGGAGGTAAGTTAGATGATGTTGGAATACCGATAAGAGATTTCTTAAAGACCATTGAGCCAACTGAGCTGTCAACTGCCATACTAGATCCAAAAGAAAGAAGATATATTGTTCGCGTAACCGGGGAGGTTATAGGGGACGCTAACACCATTATTTCAAAAACCTTTGCATGGGATATTGATAGGAATAAATGGTTTGAATATACAGTAGGGGCGAGCACAGAATCGAGTTGGGATATAGGTTCCGGTGTTTTTTATGACAATCAGATTTGGTGGGAAGTGGTTCGTTCGGCTGGAGATAAAGCATTATTAAGACAGATACCAGATCGCAAGCCAGGTAATGTGAATACTCCGGTTGCGTTAGGGAATGGGCCTTACACTCAAGTAGATCACACGCAAGCAATCCCTTGGGAAGTTGTGACGGGGTTTGAGTCTCTGGGTGAACCAGACGTTCTAAAACGCTTTTTACGTTCGAAGTTTCATGGAGCTAGGCAAGCAGTAAGCACTATCCCGGAAAGTGCGACCATTCGAGTTAGAACGAGATTGGATTATGACGACACGACCCATAGCGACTTTAACATAACACTAAAGACGACAACTCAGTCAACGAGCGGACAAGTTAATAAGGCTGAAGTGAAGTTGCTTCCCAGAAAGGCTGAGTCTCTCGCTTACCAGTTAACACATGCAACGATCTACGAAATGCCTAGACTTGCTGGATGGTCTACGCAAATATCCACTCCTAACCGTCCTAAGATTGGGGCGAACGAGGGCAAATAATGGCAGGATTTGGTTCAGGCGGGCAGTTGGGAGAGGGGCAGTTAATCTCCTCCGTTTTAAATAACGTAGGGACTCAATTAAGGCATCTTTCTTTTAAAAAGAACTTCAGTCCAGCACCTAAGTTAAATGACCTTGATGATGTTCCTAAGTTCTCTTCTAAGACGGATAGGTTATCAGGATTGGCGGCTATTAGATATACATTTTGGATTAGTTAATGGCGTTTCAGGAAAAACAAATAGGACAAATAAGCCCGGCTAATACAACGGCGGTTAGTCTTTATTCCCCTCCGGCTAACACTGTTATGATTGTTAGGACTATTTTTATTTGCAATACGGACACGTCGAATCATAAGTTTCGAATATTTCATGACGATGACGGCAAGGTATACGACACCACTTCCGCTTTGTTTTACGACGTTACTATTCCAGGGAATTGCACCAGAGAAATCCATACTCATATTGCCATGAATAATTCTAATGGGAACTTGGGAGTAAGATCGGATTCTGCCAGCAATCTCACATTCACGGGCTATGGGATGGAGGTTTCTTAATGAGTCTTGATGTCGCGGGAAAATATCCTCAGCCTAAATTTTTAGGACAAGCAAAGCCAACCAACACAACTGCTACACCTCTTTACTCTCCCGCTTCTGGTGTTACTGGGATAATAAGAACTATTTTCGTAGCCAACTCGGACAATAACTCTCATAGCTTTACTATTTATTTCGATAACACAGGTTCGTTAGTTGATACTGACCACATTATTTTTCCTACCGTTGCGGTGAATGGGTTAAGCACAGTCCAACTTGATGTTTACATAGCGATGAATAACAGCGCAGGAACTCTTTCCGTTAAAACAAATTCAGCGAATAACTTCACGTTTACTGCTTTTGGGGAGGAGTTAACGTAATGGGCATTAAAATTTACCCAGAGAAGTTGGAGAATATTCCTGATGTTAATCTTGGAACGTTATCTGACAACGAGAATGTTACGTGGGACGCTGCAAGTTCCAGGTTCACCAATCAAGCCGCCGGAACTCCGGGTGCCCATACACATGACACGGTTGATATTGTTTCAGGGACTTTGGCAAATGCAAGGGTGGCTGAATCGAATGTGACTCAACACGTGGCTGCGATTAACCACGATGCGCTTTTGAACTTTTCCACAACAGAGCATTTTACGATGCTTGACGAGGACAATATGTCCTCTAATAGTGCGACTAAGGCTGCTACTCAGCAAAGTGTGAAAGCATACGTTGATGCCCAGGTAGCGACTTCCGACACATTGCCTGAGTTGAGTGATGTAGTCATTACTACAGTCGCGGACAACGAAGTTCTTGCGTATAATTCTGGAACAAGCAAGTGGATTAATCAGACAGCGGCGGAGGCAAGTCTAGCTGCTGCGAGTCATAACCATGCAGCGAGTGACATCAACAGTGGGACTTTGGCAGATGCGATAGTTGCCCAGAGTAATGTTACACAGCATCAGGCGGCACTATCAGTTACAGAATCTCAGATTTCAGACTTAGATCATGACGCGGCAAAGATAAAGGGTGTCGGGATTGTTATTACGTCGGTTGCTGATAACGAGACGCTTACTTACGACTCAGCAAGTGCTAAGTGGACCAACCAGGCCGCAGGAACACCTGGTGCTCACACTCACGACACTTCTGATATTGTTTCCGGAACAATGGCTAATGCCCGCATATCTGTGGGTAGTGTAACTCAGCATGAAGCCTCGATAGACCATGATGCTTTGGCTAACTTCGTAGCTGCAGAGCATTTGCTTGTTGGGGCCATTGACCATGACCAGTTGCTTAACTTTGCAAGCAATGAGCATTTCACTGAAGCGAGTATATCGCAGGTAAATCTAAGTGATGTAACTGCCTGGGCTACCTGGACGCCGACATATGGGGCATTTAGTCCGATGACCTTTGGCTCCGTTACCACAACTTATGCCAGGTGGAGGCAATATGGGGAGACTGTCGAATTTGCTATTAGTGCTGTAGGGACTACGGGGGGATCGGCTAGTCCTTATATTACTTTCACACTCAATAACAACCCAGATGTAGCGAGCTTGCAGTTCGCAACGAGGATTAATGATGGTGGTGATATTACTGGGTTTTGTTTTAACGGGAGTGGGGCGGATATAGCTAAAGTATTTGTGCAACGGTATGACGGGGCGAACTGGGGCGTTAGCTCAGGCCGGTCGTTTACAATCACAGGATCATACGAGATAACATAAAAGGAGAAATGAATTTCTAATGGCTATAAACTTAAAATGGTTTGAACACACGGAACCGCAAGTAGCTAATGCACTTGCAAACGCGAAGCAGTATGTTCAAACAAACCCACCTGTCTATCGAGCGATACAGGCAACTGAAGACACTGCGTTGAACGTTCAAACAGCCCGGCAGACCGCGACTTATCAAGTGCTAATAGGCCACTGGATGGTTATTAACGACACTGGAGAGATTTCCGTGTATACTGATATTGATTTTAAGAATCTTTATGAATTGAAGGTATAATTATGCAAGTCTTTACTAATTCTGGGCTGGCTCCTCTCACTAAGAATGGGCAGGTAATTACCGATATCCAGGGGCAGACGGGAGCTTTGCAGGGAAGACTCAGGCAAGCTGGAATTGGGGGACTTCTTGGTAAGGGCATTGCTAATAATATCTTTAGCGGGGGGGCTTTTGATGCCTCTCAACTTTCTCCGGACCAGATTAGAATCTTAGATTCTCTTGGGATAAGACAAGCACAACAGCCAGCACAACAGGTTCAAGCTCCTCAAGCTCCTCAAGCTCCTCAAGCTCCTCAAGCTCAGGCACAAGGACCGAATATACAAGCTCAAGCTGAGGCCAATGCTGCTTTACCTGCTCTTAGGCAATCTGCGATAGCTAATGGAACTTATGACGGAAGCCCACAGGCAGAGGCTAGTATTCAGTTACAGGCGGTTCAGCAAGTATCCGCTAGGTTGGGACTTGATTTCAACCAGACCGTAGCAGGTTCTTTTCCTCAACTTTCTCAGACGCTCCAGACGAATCCTCCGCCTCCGCTTCCCGCACCTCCAGCTCCTCCGGCCAATGCCCCAGGAGCTTCACAGCCTCCAGGCCCTCCGGGTATTCCTAACACTGGTGCAATTAGTGGTGCGCTTGGCGGATTAACTTCCGATCCCGCAGTTCAGGGCGGCTTGCAATCAGGGCTTGATATAGGAAATCAGTTCTTTGGGGACGGGGCACTTGGTCGGATAGGAGTAGATCCTAATACGCAGAGCTTTATAGACAGGAATTTAGTAGCCAGTCGAAACAGAGCCATTGATGCTCAGAATCGAGATCCTTTAACTACGGACGCTCTTGCAAGGTCCGGTCAGATAGAGGACATCACAAGGCAGAATCTTTTAAATGGCGGAACTGCTCAGGAAAAAGGATTGGTTGATACTGCTCAAGGCCGGTTTGATAATTCTCAACAAATAAGTCCTGAACTACAGGCGGCTTTAGCTGAAAGACAAGCAAGGCTTAATGGCCTTACTCCTGAAGAGACAACGCTTCTTAGGGAAGGAAATCAAGAGAGTATTAACAGAGGTCTTCAGACTGCACTCAGGGCTGCTAATATTAGCTCAGGAGTTGCTGGCAGGGTAGGGGGAGCCAGTCAGGCCGCTCTTCCGGGCATTGCTCAAAACTTTGCACAAGCTATTCGTCAAAGCGAGGGAGATATTGGTCGATTTAATATCGGGTTAAGAGATCAGCGTCTTGGTTCTTTTGAGAACTTAGCCGGTGGAATTGATGCTGCAAAATTCGCAAGAGGGCAATCCACATTCGGGGACTTATCCAATCTTATAACAACAGGACAGCAGAACAGAGTTGGAAACGCGCTTGGTGGACAGCAATTATTCGGGAATACAGTCTTAACTGACCAGGCACAGAGATTCGACAACCAACAAAAAACTCAACAGATTTCAAATCAAAATGCCTTTGATACAGGTAGGCTTAGCTTAGGAACTCAGATCACAAATCTTGGGTTAGGGGCACAAGAAAAGGCGGGGCTTCTTGGCTCTATTTTCGGCGGGGGTGCTTTTGCTTCAGGAGAGGCAGGAAGAATAGCATCAGAAGACCAAGCGAATAGGGCGTTAGGTGCTGCGAGGGCGTTTTAATTATGGACCAAGCTAATCCGTTAGATGCTTTTAGAGGACTTAATCAGGAGCAAATCGTCAAGGTTGGGGCTAAGGCTAATTTATTACAAGATGAAATAACAGCGACTCTTGATGAACTAAAAAAGCCTGCAACTACTGACTTTGGAAAACAGCTTGCACAAATAATCGGGACTGCTCTTCCGGGCGCAATCTCAGCGTTAGCGGGGGGAGATAAATTTGTAACTTCTGGGCTTCTTTCTGCCGGCGGAACCACGCTAGACACTCTCCAAGCCGAAGACAGAGCGAAGGAAGAAGGCCAAAGGAAATTAAATCAGCTCCTTGAGGCCAAGGGTCTAAGCTTAAAGCAAAAAGAACTTACTGATCTACAGGGGCAATTGTCTGATCTAGGGGGGAGTGAGCGAGATATACAACAGGAAGCTGCTCTCGCAGCAGCTAAAGCACAAGCCACTTTGCCTTTTGATATACTAAAAGCGAGTGCAGGAAGACCCGTTACAAAGATAAACACACAGTTACCCAATGATTCAATAGCGGCTCCAGCTAGCGTTATAGAATCTGTTGTTAATAGATTCCCTGGGCTTAATGGCAATGAAAGAAAAAATTTATCAGAAACATTTAAAAACTCAAATGTTACACTAAGTCAATTAGAAGAACTTGCAAAGACATCTCAAAAAATCGGAGAAGCTTCGGCAGGTGAAAATCCCTTAATCGAAATAGTTCCGGGATTCAATCCGACTAAAGAGCAAAGAAAGAATGCAAGAGAATCTTCTGCTGTTTTTCTTTCGATATCTCCTTCTATTAAGGTAATCCAAGACTTGTTTTTTAGTGGGAAAATCAAAGAAACGGATATTTCCGGAAAAGATGTTCAGATTATTAAGTCGCATTTAGCGAATATAAAGCTAGGCGTTATTAATCTGGAGAAAAGAGGAGCAAACTTTACAAAGAACGAAGAAATCTTAATTGACAATCTGATTAACGTTGTCAGTGCTGGAACGGGATTCTTTGATGCTGGTATCGCGATATTTAGAACTTATGTAGGAAGAACTGGAACAACTGGCATCGACACGTTTAAAGGGATTTTTGCTAACAAAATAAAAGCAGATTTAGGGGCTGACGCTTTTAGGATACGGGCTAATAGTCCGAGCATCTCCTTCTTTGGCATAGATGAGACAGACAGAGAGGTGGAGCTACAAAACGCGCGAAATAAAATCATAGAGGCATTAAAGAGGAAACGGAAATAATATGCCAGGACAATCCACGACAGAAACAACAGTAGTAGATCCCCTTGCAGTTCCCGAGGGTGTTCCGGGATCTGTTGATCCAATTTCTGTAACTCCTAGCGTATTGGGGCCAGTCGAGAACATGCCAAGTTCTGACTCGTTCGAAACCGAGCAAGATTTCAATGGTCTTTCCCAACATGAACTTGAGAGGCAGTTACAGATGGTTGATGCTGAGATTAGAAGCGGCAAAGGATTTCCTGCTGCTTCCTCTCCGTCTGAGGGAAGCGTTCGAGTTCCAACTCTAACAGAAAGCTTGAACTTTCTTCCTGGGGGTTCGTTTGTGAAGCCATTTGCAGAAACTATGATCGCATCCGATGCTGCTTTGGCTGGTAGCGCAGTAGGGATGGCCCTAGCAGGGCCACCAGGAGGACTAGCCGGGCTTCTTATAGGAGGATCTTCGGGAGCAATCAGCACTGAATTATTATTTCGGGGGGCTGATGAAATAGCAGCTTTAATTACAGATGGAACTTACTCAGAAGCTAGGCCACTTACTTCTAAAGTTATTAGTGACACCCTATTCAAGGGGGCAGCGGATGGGGTGTTTAATAAAGTATTTATGGTTGGTTTTGCAAAAGCGGCCAAGTCTCTTCCTGCTTTTGCTGATGATGTTTTAGATTTTTTTGACGTAAGAAGGCTTAGGAAGATCGCTAAACAGCCGGCAAAGGCTGAAAGAATCACAGGAAAGATTGATCCAGAAGATGAAAAGCTTTTCGAAGCATTACAGCCATCGCTCAAGGAGTTCGACAAAGCTAATTCGTTTCTAGGAGAACTAAGGGATAAGTTCGGGTTTCTTGACGATGTTTCTTCTATCAAAGAATTTCTTGGGAAAATCCAGTCATCTGAATTTCTTGGAAAATTCTCAAATGAGTTCAATTCCCTTAAGGGAGTATTTCAAAGCACCTTTAAGCAAGGTGAGCTTGGGAAGAAAATTCGCGATACTATAAAAACAGCAGCAAGACAAGAAAAAGGCCTAACAGTTGCGGCGAGGGATGTTCTAAAACAGAAAGGAGCTTCGTTAGAGCCGGAAGTTGTTGACGAACTTAAGAAACAGGCAGTTGGCGGCATCTCTGTTAAAGATGCAAGAAATACTGTGTTCAGGGAAGTAAACGGACTTCTTGAAAAGATTAAAGTCGTTCAAGATGCTGGCTCTGAAACAATAAATAAAACCATACCTCAACTTTCTAAGGGGAACGGATTTCTGTCAAGTATAGCGAAGCAATCAAGAAAGATTTTTGATAAATTCTTTAACGACTTAGCCGAAGCCAACCCCGGATTAAAATCCTTAGTTAAATCTAAGACTAGCCTTAAGCGTAGGATCTTAGATGCTAGTGAAAAAAAGGCTCCTAAGAAAGAGATTCTTCGTCTAAAAAACAAACTTCAAATAGTTGAGGAAGATATAGAAAATTTCGCTATTCCCATCGATGCCTTACATACTGCGAAGGTAGGTTTTGGGGGACTTGCAAGTAAGGCCCTGGAGCAGGAAGGGAGTTCCAGGAATCCTGCAACAGCTGATATTTACAATAGTTTTCGGGAAGGATTTAAAACGCTTGTAGACAGAAGAGTAACGGAAATTTTTCCTGAGTCAGAAATAACTAGAAAAACCTTCTTTGAGTCAAACAGGCTTTTTGAATTGTTGAAGTTCGTTGAGCCTATGGTTAAGCGAGCTGCTCGATCCTCAACATTAGCTGTAGAAAAAGAATTTCCTATTATCGGATCAGTGAACCAAAGAAATATTCCTTTTGCTGTAAATAAATTTATCGCAAAACTTCTTCAGCCGACCGGAGAGGCCGAAGCCCTTTTTAAACAATCTCAAATCGCCAATTCGCTGAGAACCGGCAAAGAATTTCCGGCTGGACTAAAATCAACGGATACTGGGCTATTCGCCGACAAGGCGACTGGGTTAATGAGAAGTGGTCTAGTAAAATCGCTCTCTGTCCCTGCTGGAAAGGCATCTGTTTTTATCGCAGAAAACAAAGCTGTAAGGACCGCTGTCGTTTCTAAGTCTACTGATAGTTTCTCTAGGTCTATTGAGGATTTCTTTAAAGATCCAGACAAGGCCAGTAGCTTGATAGTGCAAAAGATCCTTGGCACGCTAACCCCGGAACAGCAACAACAAATTTCAGAAGAAGAATTGCAAGCTGAGGCTGAGAAGTTATTAGGACCAGTAAAAGAGGCTGAAACTCGTTTTGGACAAGATAGCGTTGAAGCACAAACGGAATTTAGCAAGGTGCTAGATAAGTTAGGGGCAAATGTAAACAAGTCTAAAAGTGGGATAGCGGGGGAAATCAAGATTAAAGGTAAAATCTTTATTCCCGATCCGGGCAGCCAAGTTTCATTCCTTCGCAAACTGGCTTTGGACTCTTCGTTAGATCCTTTGCCGAAGGCAAAGAAAAGACAAGCTATGATCAACAGAGGGGAAGTGCTACCTAGCGTTAAAACCACTAAGCCCCCGAGCGTAAAGGGCGCTCCTCAGCCCATCTTGGAAGCTGACCTCTAAATGAGAGCCATAGCTCTAAACCTAATCAAGAAACACGAAGGGCTTCGCCTACGGCCTTATTTCGACTCCCTTGGGCATGTAACCATAGGATACGGAAGAAACTTACAGGAGAGGGGCATTTCAGAAGCCGAAGCAGCCTCCATGCTTGATTCAGATATAGATAATTGCATAGAAGAACTTAAGAATACCTATGATTTCTGGGAGCTTTTAAACGAAGTTCGTCAAGCCGTGCTTGTGGATATGTGTTATAATTTAGGCATTAAAAGGCTAGGACAATTCAAGAGAATGGAAGAAGCCATTCGTTTGAGGACTTGGTCGAAGGCATCTTTTGAGATGTTAAATAGTGTGTGGGCAAGACAGGTGGGAGGTAGGGCCAAAGAGCTTGCTTTGCTTATGAAGACTGGAGGACTATGACGTTGAAAAACAAAATACTATCATGGCTGATTCCCAGTAAGTGGATTCACTGGCTGAATGGAAAGAAAAGAATCCTTGGGGCAATTCAACTTGGCCTATGGGTGCTTATTTATGCCATTCCAAGAGTCAAGCCTGAATGGACGTTCATTGCTGCTGCTGGAATCCAAATTCAGGGCTTCTTAATGAATCTTGGCCTTGATATGGGCAATGAACTACTTACCGGGGGTGTGGGATTCACTGCTGTTGGGCTTATTGACTGGGTTCTTGATCACTTTCCAAGTAAGGTGGTGATTGGAGCGCTAAAGAAAATAGAAGCTCCTATTGCCAAACTATCTAATGGCCAAGAGAAAATCGAATAGCTTTTCATTCACCATTCCTATTGGGTGGCTGCTGAAATGGATAGCTAAAAAGCTAATACACGTCCCTTGGCTTTTCCCAAAGAAAAGAAAGAAAAGGAGATTACCATGACATCATATGCAGATGGAGGAATGCTGAAACGGTTTTTAGCGTGTTTGATCTTGGTTTTACTTATGGCCATGCGAGCAACTCCATCTGCTCAAGCACAAGTGGTATTTAATAACTACAATGACATGCCATGTGTCGAGAATAACGTTCTTGATTATGATTGTATTATTCAAAAAACTTGGCCTTGGCTTTTCCAAGATGGGCAGTGGAAGGCGCTTGCACAGAACGGAGAGAATTTCGACTTAGACAACAACTTACTTCCGGAGTCCATCCCCCCAGATGTGCATATGTTAGTAGTTAACTCAGAGCCCGTAACCGCCTATAGGCATTGGATAGCCTCGGGTCATACCATTGATTTCCTTGCGGAGCAGCTTGTTTCATATCAATTAGCTACAAGTTTCTGGGGCAAGTTATACGATGAATGTATTGGTAGTCTTCCTCCCCCTGATCCCACTCAACCTGGAATAGATTGCGACGTTCGACATTCTTGGAGCGGGGGGAATTTATGGAAACCAAGAAGCGATAATACAGGAAGGCCAGTATTTTTAGTTGATGCTGACTTTGCTAAAGCGGAGGCATGCGATGTGTTCAATCAAGATGCTGACAAATTACTTTCTTGCCGTTTTAGGACTTGCTGTCCTAATGGCGGTCGTGCTCATTTTGATGTGGGGCGTAGTTGCCGCGACTTGGGTCGTGATACAACTGTCGTTCTTACCTTAAACGGGGAAAGACATTGCTGGAATGTCTCTCGCCCGTGTAGTAGAATGGACTAATATGCGAGGGGGACGGTTCCCGTTTGGGTCTCATAAGTCTAAGCTTTCGGGTTCGACTCCCGGCCACGCAACTAATAGGCAATGAGTTTTACAATGATGGGATGGAGCCAGTTTAGGGATAAGGATGGAAACATTGTTACCGAATATTTTAGACCAATGAAATCCCAAAACTCAATCGACCTAAAAGCTCTTACAAAAAAGAAGAAAGACCTAGCCCGCACCAGATGGGAAGGCCACTTCGAAGCTCAGTTAAAATTCGATAACATCAATGGATATGAGCGTGAATATAGAATGTTTAAGGACCGAAGATTTCGGTTCGACTTTGCTTGGCCTGATAAGAAAATAGCCGTTGAGATACATGGAGGTATTTATTCAGGGGGTAGACATACTACCGGGAAGGGTTTTGAGAACGATAGAGAGAAAATGAACTTAGCGATAGTTGATGGTTGGAGAGTCTTTGAGTTCACACCTAAGACAGTCAAGGAAGGAACGGGGATATTGATGCTGAAGAAGATGTTATGAAGGTTTAGTTCAACGTGTTCTTTCAATTTCATAGCTCCCAGAAATTACCGCTATCGGTTTTCCGTATCTTGTGTTCCAGGCTTTAATTGCTTCCTCCTTGCTTCCCTCCTCCTTCATAACGCTATTCCCCCCGGTGCTGCACTCGAAACTTCCGCATTGGATTATCCAATAAAGAACTTCCCCATCTACTTCGTCCATAGAGCCGCGAGATTCGGGCTGTTCTCCACAAAACGGGCAGGGTATAAGTTTTTCTGGTTTCATTCTACCTCTTAACACTAAGCCCATACCAGCGGTCTGCTTTGAAGTCGCCATCTACGATTAAGTCAGTCACAGCTTCGTGACTCGGCAGCGACAACCGCATCCAGCCAAAGCCGTCGGAATACCGAGTAGCACAAATAATGACGAAATCGACTTGTGCCCGGCCTCCTGAAACAAGTGAAGTGGCAGGGTAGCTCGGCAAAGTCGCGGGCTTTTTCATAATCATATATTCATGCTTCTCAGTTAGCTCCTCGATCGTGACTATCTCGCCATGTCTTAGTGCGAATACCTCATTGTTGATTTTCATGCTTCCTCTTCTAATTTATCTAGTGCGTTTTTCAGGTCATCAAATGTCAATTTAGTCCACACACTAAACCGAGCTTTTGCTGCATCAGCTATTTCCATAAGCAACAGAAAATCCTCAGATCGAATTTTCACAAAGTTATAACCGCCCTTTGGCTGAAGTTGCGTTTGCTCCTGAAAGAATTTAAGATTTTCTAGTTTAGTCATGACAGCAACAGATCCTCTAGTTCGTCTTTCCCTTTTTCTATTCCAGCGGAATAGGCATCTCTAGCTTCTCTGTCCGAGTTCTTTTCCAACGTGCGTAGCTCCTTACGCGCTAGGTCTAATAGTTCAACTAATGCTGATACATCAGAACGTGTAAAATGAACCGTTCCGTGAATAAATTTCTCTCGACAATCCTTCTCAATTTTTCTTCGCTCCCTAGAGCGAGCTTGTAATGCTAATATTTCTTTTCTGCTCATATTGTCTCCCTTCCCTCAGCACGCAAACAACCAAAGGATAATAATAATCACTACAACCCAGATCGGTATCCACATTGTTTTTATTCTCCTATTTTTTCTTCCCCGAATCCTTTTAGCTCTAAGCACTTATGGT